TAACCAAGAGGGTTTGGAGTACGTTAGACATTTAAACATTAGTAAAAATAAACTTGTAGGAGATGAGGATTCTATACCTGAGTTGCGACACGGCAAACTTGATGTTATAATTAAACCCGAAATGGCTAGATATGAAGACCTTTAGAAAAGACTTAGCTCGTGGTATTGAAGTAGAAGATCTTGTATTACAAAGAATACAAAGTAAATATCCTAAAGCTTATCGCATTGATGGATACTGTAAAGATTATGATCTTTGGATACCTGAGATAAACCAGGGGATTGAAGTTAAGTATGATCCAATGAGTAATCAAACAGGTAACATAGTAGTAGAAGTAGAGATGTTTGGTAAACCCTCTGCACTAATGACAACTAAAGCTAGTCACTGGATCTTCTATGATGACAAAATATTTGTAGCTATTAAACCTAGTGAAATAAAAGAATGTATTAAAGAAAACAATTTACGTACAGTAAAGTTTACTGGACGAGGTGATCAACATTCTAAGATTGCTTACCTTATTAATAAACAATTATTGTTTGCTTATGGTAAGCCAATATTTAAGGAAATAAAATGACACACTTAGTTCTTGATGTAGAAACAACAACAAGTAATAAAGGAAATCCATTTGACTTAACTAACAAGTTATGTTACATTGGTATTGATCAGAATGTTTATAACATAGAGTATGATGTTGAGCCCTACAAGGATAATCTCCTTAAAGTTCAAGAGTCGATAGACTCTGCCACTATTCTTGTGGGGTTTAATATCAAATTTGATTTGCATTGGTTAGCTAGATATGGAATCAAGTTTGCAAACAAACGTATATGGGATTGTCAAGTAGTACAGTTTATACTTGATGGACAATCAAACCCATACCCTAGTCTTAATGGTGTTGCTGAACACTACGGATTAGAATCTAAACTGGACGTAGTGTCAGAACAGTACTGGAAGAATGGTATAGATACACCAGACATACCAGAAGAAATACTTACTGACTATCTTAAACAAGATGTAAAGCTAACTGAACAGGTCTTTATAAAACAAATGCAAGAACTTAACAACAGACCTGAGCTTAAACGATTAGTTAGTTTACACAATCAAGATCTATTAGTATTGCAAGAGATGGAATTTAATGGTATACTATATGATTATGATAAGAGTAAAATACTTGGAGACGAACTTGAAGAACAAATTGCTAGGCTTGATAAACTATTGTACGAATTCCATAATTTTTCTGACTTTAACCCTAATAGCGTGGACCATCTTTCTGCTTTCTTATATGGTGGCACTATTAAATACAAGCGTCAGCATCCTGTTGGACATTACAAGACGGGCGATAGAAAAGGTGAAGTCAAATTACAGTGGTTCGAAGAAGAACTCGAACTACCCAGACGAGTACGACCATTAAAAGGTACTGAGCTCGCTAAAGAAGGTCTTTACTCTACGGACGAAAAGACCTTACGCTCACTCAAACCTAATGCTGAAGGTCAAAAGATTCTAGATATACTCTTAGCCAGAGCTACTCTAGAGAAACGGAAGTCAACTTACTATCATGGTTTATGTAAGCTGATTGATGATAACAACTGGAAGAAAGGAGAAATACACGGACAACTAAACCAATGTGTTGCACGAACAGGTAGGTTATCTAGTAGTAGACCTAACCTACAAAACTTTGACGGAGAGATTAAGTCTCTCTTTACTTCAAGATATTAAGGAGACATAGATGGAAACAGTTAAAGACGTAGATCAGAAAATCTACGCAGGAGTTATTGTAATCTTTTGTTTAGGTTTAGCAGCAGTATTAATAGGACCTAATAAAGAAAAACCAATAGAAGCTATTATAGCAGAAGAAATTATTATATCTAGTATAGATGAAGTAACTGCTTTAGATATACCAGAATCAGAACCACTACCTGAGATTGTATTCAATGATCCAATCCTACCTAGAGCATTACCTCCATTGGTAGAAGGTGGTGAGGTTTACTTCGAGGAACTATAATGTTACTACAGGCAGATGCTAAACAATTAGAGTGGGTAGGTGCAGCCTACCTAAGTCAGGACAACCTAGCAATCGAAGAGATATGGAATGGTACTGACATGCACTCTGATAATCAGACTAGGTTTGGATTACCTTCTAGGCTCATAGCCAAGACATTCGTATTCAGACTTATCTATGGTGGGTCTGCCTACTCATATGCTAATGATCCTAACTTTAGAGAGATAGGTAATGAAACATATTGGCAAAGTATCATTGATCAATTCTATAACAAGTATACTAAACTAAAGGAGTGGCATGATGAAATAGTATTCAGAGCAAAGCGTGATAGAAAACTTACTATGCCTACAGGTCGTGTGTACTATTACGAACCTGAGGTTACGAGCTATGGTGTTAAACACCCACGTACTAAGATACTTAACTATCCAGTACAAGGCTTAGGTGCTGACTTAATGTCGATAGCAAGAGTTTCTTTACGCAATAGATTACTCAACAAAGAAGGTGTTAAACTAATTAACACTGTACATGATTCAATTATACTTGACTTTGATCCTAAAGTATGGGATAATAATAGTATAGTTAAAATTGTTGAGAAATGTTTTAACGATGTACCTGATAATTTTAAAAGATTATTTGGACATAACTTTAATTTACCTATGAGAGTCGAATGTGAAATTGGACCGACATGGGGCAACATGGAGACAGTTAATGGAAATTAATATTATTGATGTAGCACAACCAACAACAAGTACTAATCGTAATGGTAGAGAATACCAATCATTAGAAGTTACATACAAAGATGACCAGGGTAGAGTAAGCAGTAAAAAGCTAATGTCATTCTCAAACCCAGAGGTATTTAAGACAGCCCAGACATGGGAGAAAGGTGATGCAGTAAACATAGCTATGCAGAAAGACGATGCAGGCTACTGGCAGTGGACTAAAGTACTAGCTGATGGAGAGGTGGCACCTGCACCTACAAACGCTAGTGCAGGAGGAGCCTCGACATCTGCACCAAAACCTAATGCTGCTACACGAGTAACAGGTAGTAACTACGAAACAAAAGAAGAACGTGCCTTACGTCAACGAATGATTGTTAGACAAAGCTCACTATCTAATGCAGTAGCTACACTAGCAACGCATGGTAAACCATTGTCAAGTGCAGACGTAGTCTCACTAGCTAAACAATATGAGCAGTTTGTAATGGGTGAAGCTAACCTAGCAAACAGTGTAGACGATTTAGCTAACGACATTCCCTTTTAATGGAAGCGTTAATTGACCAAGACTTAGTGTGCTTTCGCTGCGCTGCAAGTGCAGAGAATGATGACCTAGGTATAGCTATCTATAGAGCTAACGAACTGTTTGATCAGATCCTTGAGAAGACAGGGGCTAGCTCTTATAGAGCTTTCTTAACAGGAACTAATAACTTTAGAAAGCAAATCTATCCTGAGTATAAAGCAAATAGAACAGCTCCTAAACCTAAACACTTAGAAGATCTTAGAGAGTGGAGTGTTACTAAGCTGAATGCTGAGGTAGCAGATGAAGGACTAGAGGCTGATGATATGTTAGGTATCAATCAGACTAAAGACACAATCATCTGTAGCTTAGATAAAGATTTATTACAGATACCGGGTCGACACTTCTCTTGGGAAATTAATGGTAAAGGATGGACAAGACCTGATACTTTTCTTGAACAAACAGAACTAGAAGGTCTTCGTCTATTTTATGAACAGTGTATTAAAGGTGATCGCAGTGACAATATTAAAGGCATTGAAGGCTTGGGTGAGAAGAAAGCAAAAGTCTTACTTGAACCTGCTCAATCAGAAAAAGAAATGTTACAAATAGTACGTAGTGCTTATAGTAATGAAGATGAATTTCTTATGAATGCTAGTTGCTTATGGATCCTTCGTAATGATAGACTAAAATACAAGGAAAGGTATGCCAACATTTAAGAGTAAGTTCGAAGCTGAAGTATGGAAAGAGCTTCGTAAGCATTACAAATCTGTACAATACGAGCCTGATAAACATAACTATATACAGCCAGAGATATATCGAAAGTATATACCAGACTTTAAGATGGCTCGTAATATATACATAGAAGCTAAGGGTAAACTAGACTTAGCTACACGACAAAAGATGGTATGGTTTAAAGAATCTAATCCTCATATTACTATTATCTTTTTGTTTATGAATGCAAACAATAAGATAACTAAACGTAGTAAGACTACCTACGCTGAGTGGGCAGAGAAGAATGGTTTCTTATGGCTAGATTATAGGAGTAATTGGATAGATGATTATAAAAAATTTAAAAAAAAATAAAGATGGTTCTTATGACTTTGACTTTACAGTGTCACCTGAAGAAGCAGAATTTTTAATGGACTTTGCTATACAAGAGTTAATGAGGCAAGGTGTTATTAAGGTTACAAGTTCTGATTCTGAATTTGCATTTGTAGAAGATATGGATGAAGGGAGTACGTTACAATGAAACATTTAGTTATACCAGATTGTCAGGTAAAGCCTGGACAATCAATTAAGTATTTAGAAAACATAGGTAAGTATATAGCAGAGAAACAGCCTGAGGTTATAGTCTGTATAGGTGACTTTGCTGACATGCCTAGTCTATCTTCCTATGATGTAGGTAAAAAATCATTTGAAGGTAGAACATACAAAGCAGATGTCAATGCAGTACATAAAGGTATGGATGCTTTACTAGGTCCTATCCGTAAGCTGCAAGATAGACAAGCTAAGATTAAAAAGAAACAATACAAACCTAGAATGATACTTACTCTAGGTAATCACGAAGATCGTATAACACGTGCAGTAGAGTATGATCGTAAACTAGAAGATTTAATTAGTATAAAGGATTTAAACTATGAACAGTATGGTTGGGAAGTTTATGATTATCTTGACGTGGTTGTGGTTGATGGGATTGCTTACTCTCACTACTTTGCATCTGGTGTTATGGGCAGACCAGTTACATCAGCTACTGCTTTACTCAACAAAAAACACATGTCATGCTTTGCAGGACACCAACAAGGTAGACAAATTGCCTATGCAAGGAAAGCAGATGGCTCTGAAATAACAGCTATCATAGCAGGTAGTTGTTATGAACACAATGAAGACTATCTAAATCATCAGGGTAATCAACATTGGCGAGGGTTTTACGTATTACATGAGGTTAACAATGGCTCATTTGATGAGATGGCAGTCTCATTAAATTACGTAAATATGAAATATAGGGTTGACAAAAAGAAGAAAAGGTGATATACTAATGGTACAAGCTAGTAAAAAACAAGTAAGTGGTTCTCACTACAAAGAATTTAACATACAGCCAGTTGAGTTTATCCATGCTAATAACATAGGATACTTAGAAGGTAATGTAATTAAATACGTATGTAGATGGAGAAATAAAAACGGAATGGAAGATTTAGATAAAGCAATACACTATCTAGAATTATTAAAGGAACTATATCATGACCAATTTTGAACAGCCTAAATTTAATTCTAAAGCTAATACTAAAAAGTATGAAGATAACTATGATAGGATCTTTAAAAAGAAAACTGAAGAGACTAAACAGGTGGAGAAGAAATAATGGCACTGACGTTTTCAGAGTTACTTGAAGAGCTTTACTATGTTGACGAAGTTACTCTATTAGAAGTACTAGGTATTACATCAGAGGAAATAGTTAATAAGTTTGTAGATAAGGTCGAGGAGCATCAAGATGATCTCCGAGAATTAATAGATGATACTAAAGAAGGGTTTGATTTTTATGACTACGATGATAAACAATGAGTTACCTACTCTATACCAACAAGTAATACACTCATCAAGATACGCAAGATATATACCAGAAAAGAATAGAAGAGAGACATGGAATGAAACAGTTGATAGACTGATTACATATCTCAAAACAAAAACACCAACACTAAACAAAGAGATTGAAGAGCTGCGAGCAGCAGTACTTAATCTAGAAGTTATGCCATCCATGCGTTTGTTAATGACAGCAGGAGAGGCATGTGAACGAGATAACATAGCAGCATATAACTGTAGTTATCTAGCAGTAAATAATAAACGAGCTTTCTCAGAAGCTCTTTATATTCTAATGAATGGTACAGGTGTAGGCTTTAGTTGTGAAAGACAAGAAACTAATAGACTACCTTCAGTACCTGACAAAGTAGAATTATGTGATGATGTCATAGTCGTAGAAGACAGCAAGTTAGGGTGGGCTAAAGCCTTTAAGAAACTTATTTCTCATTTATATGAGGGTGATATACCTAACTTTGACTTTAGTAAAGTAAGACCTGCAGGCTCTAGACTCAAGACCTTTGGAGGAAGAGCAAGTGGACCTGAACCATTGAAACAACTATTCGATTTTGTAATAGATACATTCAAGCAGGCTAGAAGTCGTAAGCTTTCTTCTATTGAAGTACATGACATCATGTGTATGATAGGACAGATCGTTGTTGTCGGTGGTGTCAGACGATCTGCTCTTATCTCTTTATCTAATCTAACTGATCGCAGAATGCGTGAAGCTAAAATGGGAGCATGGTATAATGACAATCCACACAGAGGTCTTGCAAATAACTCCGTTGCCTACACAGAAACACCTGACAGTGAGACTTTCATGGAAGAATGGCTATCTTTGGTCAAGTCTAAATCAGGTGAGCGAGGAATGTTTAATCGAATTGCTGCACAAAATCAAGCCTCTAAGTGGGGACGAAGAGATCCAAATCTTAGCTACGGAACGAACCCTTGTTCAGAGATTATCCTACGTGATAAACAATTCTGTAACCTTACAGAAGTTGTTGTCAGGGCAGACGATACAGAAGCAAGCTTAAGACGTAAGATTAGATTAGCTACCTTATTAGGTACTATTCAATCTACAATGACAGACTTTAAATTCTTATCAGCAGAATGGAAACAAAACACTGAAGAAGAAAGACTATTAGGTGTATCACTAACAGGTATCATGGATGCTAAGATTACTAACAATCCTGATCCTAAAATGTTAGAACGATTACGAGATGTAGCTAGAATAACTAACAGAGAGTACGCAGAAAAACTTGAAATTCCTGCATCAGCTTCTATTACTTGTGTTAAACCAAGTGGTACAGTTTCTCAGTTAGTTGATTCTGCTAGTGGCATTCATGCTCGTCATAACCCTCAGTATATACGCACTATTCGTATGGATAAAAAAGATCCTATTACTGATTTTCTTATAGAAGCAGGGGTACAGCATGAAGATTGTCAGATGAATCCTAGATCTACAGCTATCTTTAGCTTTCCAATTAGAGCACCTAAAGGTGCAATAACAAGGAATGATAAGACTGCTAATGAACAGTTAGAGTTATGGTTAACATATCAAAGACATTGGTGTGAACACAAACCATCAGTAACTATATCTGTTAAAGATAAAGAGTGGGTTGAGGTAGGTGCGTGGGTATGGAAACACTTTGATGAGATCAGTGGTGTATCATTCTTACCACATAGTGATCATACATATCCTCAGGCTCCATATCAAGATGCAACAATAGAAGAAGTAAAAGTTTTAGAAAAGGTTACTCCTACTAAGCTAGATTGGAGTATATTTATTGAACAAGATGACAACACTACAGGTGCTCAAGAGCTTGCGTGTTCATCAGGAAGTTGTGAGATTATATAATGTTAGCTACGTTACAGCCTATATGTGGAGTACAAATTGGGGTAGAATTTACTGAAGCAGAGATTGATGGTAAAATTATTAGTTACTGTCTCATAGATCTACTAATATTAAGAATACA